CAAGGACTACTGTTCTCACTTCATACGTCCTATATAAACATTCTAGAAGTGAATTATGCCTTCGTGCCGCAGCAAGTTGAGACGGGGTGGTCTCAAAAACCACTACAGATTAACGATCACATCGTGGGCGCACATCCCACCGAAGGCACCAATATTTGACTTCTTTCAAAAATCATGTTATAATTATTTCAGAAAGGATGAAAATAACATGTATATCTGTCCCACTTGTAATCGCGGTTTCAAGAATGAAGAAATTATTGCAAAACATTTTCTTCAATGTTGGAAGACACGCAATCCAAAGCACGAATCAAAGCCTGCTCCTTGTGAAATTACAACAGAAAGAGAGGTAAGCGAAGACATAACCAATTTCTTCGCCTCATTTAATCAATGCAAGAAGTAATGTTAAAAACGCATTTAATTTGCACAGGGCTCAATGAAGAATATTTCGTAAAATGGTGTGGTAAGTTTTCCGATGTTAAGCCTGCACTAAAGAATGATATGCCTATCTTCATAATCGTTGCTGGTGGAGGCCGCATGGAACTCAATACCATTGATATTAAAACTATCGAGAAGTGCGCGAAAAGTCTATGTAGACCGCGTGGCAGAGAAGCCATTACAACTGATTGCGCGCGCATTTATATTCTTGAAGAAGATGAAAGTGAAACGTTAATGGGTAAGGTTTTTCATAATCATGTAAAACAATATCAACAAATGTTTGATAAATTTCAGTATATTTGACTTTCTTTTAAAATTATAGTATAATAATTATAGTAAAGAGAAAGGATAAAATTTATGAAAACTTATGAAGAATATATTGCTAATCTGTGTAAAGATTTTGATAATTTTATTCCTACAAAAGAACAATATGAAAAAATATTAGCAATGCGTGAAAAACGTCACCAAGATTTTCTTCTCCATCAAGAAGAATTACGAATTCAAAATGAAAAATATGATAAAGCTCAAAAAGGATGTTATGGATGTATATATTTTCATCGTGGCGACCATATGGGCAATCCTGACAGTGGAGATGTTTGCCTTCGTGGTGAAAAAGATAGATTTTATTGTCAGTTAAATCCATACAAACTTGATTTTTAATAAAATAATATTTGACTTTTAGCAGAAAATCTGCTATAATAAATATGTAAGAACGACAGGAACAGCAATTTACAAAAATAAAAAAGAAATTAATTATATTTGGATTTAATTAAAGAAAATTTTTATTGAACTGTCGTGCTGATTGAAATTAAAGGCGGATACAGCAAATAATTATTTAAGCAGTATTCTTTTAAAATATGTAGCTAAAATAACCGCCTAGAACTTATGGGCTTGTGACGTAATTGGCAAACGTACGGCGTTTAGACCGCCGGTTCTGAAGGTTCAACTCCTTTCAAGCCCACCAGTCACTCCCCGCTAATGTGACAACCGTTAACATTTGTTTGGTAGTTTCTGTTGGAAAACGGTATATAAAGAAGCAACAGCACATATCAATCAGACAAGTTGCTATGCTGATATGATTGAAACTATCATGGCATCATTGAAGAGCCTTCACGCGGCGATGCTGTTTAAACTAATCTTCAAACCGCTGGCGATTTGTCGTAAGTCAGCGCCAACAAAAATATTGAAGAGCGCTTCTTCTTGCTGTACACTCGTAAGAAGCCAAATGGTTCCGTATGAGAATACGCAGGTTATACCTGTATATTGAAACCCTGCACCGCGGACAAAGGAATGGATAGAACGAACGGCAGGCCATTCAGAAAGCAAATCACTTCAATATTTGACTTTTTCTAAAAATCATGCTATAATAATTATAGAAACAAAGAAAGGAGATACTCGTCTCAATAAAATAGTTCAACCCAGTGAAGAAGGTCTAACCAACCTGCTGGGAACATCTGAAAAACAGCCACTAAACTTGATGGGATACTGTCAAGCCAGGGCCGCGAAATCAGTAATGATTAGCGATAGGGAGAAACTCCTAATGTTAAGGGTGTGTGCTTGGTTATTCGCTAACAAAAGTTTGGCTCCTTGCGGCGTCGCAATAGAAAGTTAAGCGTTAAAAGCGTAAACTGAATCCTAGTTAGGTATTGGCTGGCTGTCAATACAAACCTAGGAAATGCCACCAAGACGCTAGTTGTCGTTGAAACCTAGAAATAGGATATAAGCAAGGTTCACAGAAAAAGTAGCCCTAAGCGACAAAGACTTAACAGAAATTTGAAGATTTATGGTAAGTTAATGTGCTGAATGGTTTGGGTAAAATTTGGGAGTAATCAATCTCCCCGTTGCTCGCCGAAAGGCAGGGTGAGGAAGTCCGGAATTGCTACCCGTGGCTCAGCCCTCATCTTCAACGTGACTGAATATGTTAGAAGAATAATACAAGTATGGCGAAGGTCGGAGCAATTTTATTGAGACGGGTATTTTACAACCCAAGACCACTTTCATACTCCAGTTAATACTCTGGGTTATCAAAAGTATAATATGCTCCGTTAGCCTAACGGCTCAGGCACGCGGCTGTTAACCGCGCTACCCAGGTTCGACTCCTGGACGGAGCGCCACCTTAGAGCAAATGCGAGTTTAAAGAATGATGTGCGGTTAGCTGACATTAAAGCCATTTTAGGGAAACGGAAGGCTAGCTACCTATACGGGATTTAAGGATGCCCCAACATCCAGCCATTAATTTTCATTTGGGGATGATAATTATGATTGGTATTTATAAAATTACAAATAAAATAACTGGAAAAAGTTATATCGGTCAGAGTGTAAATATTGCTACTAGATGGTCGGCACATAAATCTACAAGTCGTTCTGAAGAAACTTTAGATGGGAATGAATTACATAAAGATATATTAACTTTAGGAATAGATAATTTTTCATTTGAAGTTATAGAAGAAACAACTATAGATAAATTAGATGAACGAGAAATCTATTGGATTCAACATTATAATACTTATCATAATGGTTATAATCGTACATTAGGCGGTAATGGCAATGTAAGATTAGATTATGATAAAATAAAAGAATTATGGGAACAGGGGTTAACCTCTAAAGAAATTGCTAATATACTTAATACTTCTAGTTGTTCTATTAATATAGCATTAACAAATTTAAATATTACGACCGTTGAAAAACGAGAACGAAGTAAAGAATTAATAGAAAAAGCTTATACTTCATATAAAAGATCGGTATTAAAAATAGATATTAATACTAATAAAATAATTGAAACTTTTGATTCTGTTTCTGCCGCGGCAAAAGCTATTGGCGTAAATAGAGCAACTTTTCGAGAAGGTTTACAAAAACATAATAATATATATAAGGGATATAAATGGTTTATTAACACTATAACAGAAACAACTCGTAATTTTTCATCAAAATCAGTTATTAAATTAGACCCAGATACAAAAGAACCTTTAGAATATTTTGAATCAGCGAGTGCTGCTGCTCGTGCAGTAAATCTTGCTGGAGCGACATTAATATGCCGTGCTTGTAAAAATGGTACAAAATCTAGAGGTTTTTATTGGAAATATGTGTCAAAAGGAGAAAATAATTATGAATGAACCTAGACTAAAAATTTTACCCCCATGGGTTGTTGTAATTCGTAAGTTTGAGGCATTATTTGATGGCGACCCACAAATTGCTTGTAATTGTGTTTTTGCTGGTTCTGAGCCTTCTATTACACTAGCTTGCAATAATGGTGATAAGGTTGCTGCACTACAACAGATTCTTCCTTCCGAAGTCAGTTTCGGTAATGTTAAGCTAAAGGTTGCGGTTGATGGTGTTCCTTCTAATCGTGCTTTTACAAGCAAGGTAGATTTATTCGATACTGCTTTCAAGGGTAATCCCGCATACGCTTATTCTGTATGCCCTGCTGAAGAAGGCTATCAATGGATTGGAACTACCTATGTTGTATTTAATAACTGCGTAGTACAGTTTGCAGCTGATAATCTAAACGATTGTCACGGTATTATTAGTACTCTATATGAAACTATCGCAGGCGAACTTCTAACTGGCCCAGCCACTGATGGTGTATTCTATAATACAAATGTAGAACGTGCAGGGCTTGGTAAGCCTACTGGACAATGGCCATAATTAATAAATAATTTTATTGGGAAGCGGACGGTTAGCTACCGATACGAGATAAGAATGCTCCTATCATTCAGCCATTTATTATCAAAATAGGAGTTGATAATATGCCTTATATTTATAAAATTTCAAATGATATAAATGATAAACTTTATATCGGCAAAACTCTTTATACTATTGAAAGACGATGGTATCAACATAAAAATAATGCGAAAAATCGTCAAGATTTAAAACATTTACCTTTATATTCTGCAATGAATAAATACGGCATTGAGCATTTCTTTATT